CACCCGGCAGATCAACTCCCTTCGGATGATGATGGACTGCGAGGCCGAGAAGCGCGTGCGCCCGGCCATGATCGCCGATAGACGAATGGAGGGTGACATCGTGCTCTCTGCTGGCGGTATCACCTACATCGACACAGGCATGATGGAGCCGAAACCGCTGCAAATCGGCGGGGACTACAACGTCGGCCAGGACCGCGTGAAGATGCGCCAAGAATCCATTCGTGCGAAGTTTCACGCGCAACTTTTCAACATGTTTGAAGGGTTGGACGGCATCCGCACTGCCACAGAAATCAACGAGCGTGCCGCCGAAAAGATCACCGCCATCACTCCGGCTTTTTCGCGGATCGTGAACGAAAAGCACACGCCGATGCTCCAGGGATTGTTCAACATGTGGATGGAATCAGGAATGCTGCCAACGCCTCCGCAAGAGGCGATTCAGCGCGTCTCTGAATTCGTCGGCATCGTGCCGAATCCGATGGTCACCTTTTCATCTCGCCTCGCCTTG